ACAAAGGTTGAACTTACAACAAAGAAGATTCGTCTTGATTGGGAAGTCTCAACAGAAGCACTTGAGGATAACCTTGAGGGTGGAGCTCTTGAAGACCACTTGGTTCGTCTTATGACAACCGCTTTTGCTAACGACATTGAAGATCTTGCAATCAACGGTGACGGTTCAACAGGCAACTTCCTTTCAATCATGGAAGGTTTTGTCCACAAGGTTAAGTCTGATGACGTGGCTCATGAGTCAATCGTTACAGTCGCTAACAATGCATGGACACCAGAAGTTATGCAGAACATTATCCTCGCAATGCCACGCAAGTACCGTGCAATCAAGAACAACCTTAAGTTCTATGCTGGTACAGATGCATTCCAGGGTATTGTAAAGAATAACGGTACACTTGCTGATGCAATCGCAGAGGCATTTGCTGGTCGTCCAGCAGGTACACCTGCAAACCGTCAGGCATACCTTGATGGAAATGCTCAGACATTCGGTGGAGCACGTACAACACGTGTTCTCGGTGTTGAAGTTCAGGAAGTTCCATACTACCCTGCAGGATATGTAGATCTTACATTCCCACAGAACCGTGTATGGGGATTCCAGCGTGACATTACTGTTAACCGCTTCTACCAGCCAAAGAAGGACACCATTGAATACACAGTATTCGTCCGCTTTGGTCTTCAGTGGGAAGAGCTTGATGCAGTTGCTTACGCAGATGCAGCATCAGATTCATAATCTGGTCTAATCCAAGACTTGGGCGGGTAGCGTAAAAAACTACCCGCCTTTAGTCCTTTTATAAGGAGAATAAATGTCATATCCAGGAGATCAACCAGTAGAGCATACACATGTTGGCACAGGTGCTTTTGCTTCATTAGGAACGCCAGGAGTTATTATTATGGGCCCAGGTGGTTTGCAAACAAATACACTAGGAAATCTTGATGGAGCAAACTTTGGAGAGTTTGGACCAAACTCAGTTAGACCTTCAGGAACACCAAACGGAATTAGATTACCAATGCAAAATAATTTTGGAAGAAGTAAAAGACGTTAATTCTGGTATAATGTCATAGGAGGATTACATGCTAAATATTGATGAATTATCACTTAAGACCGTAATGGAAATAAAATCTTTTGCTAAGAAAAATAACATTGATCTTCAAGGAGCGACCAAGAAAGTAGAAATACTTGAGGTAATTAAGTCATGGACACCAGAAAAGATAGCAGAGCCAGTAGCAGATAAAAATGAACAGGTCGCTGTCTATTCTCAAAAGAGCTTGTTCTGGAATGGTTTGGGAGAATTGAAAAAGGGGTATAACATAGTGACCAAGGAGGCATCCGAAAAATGGGCAACTCACAAGGCGGTTCGTATAGCAACCCCTAGTGAAGTAGCTGCATATTACGGTAAATAATAATGATAATTTTAAGACTACCCCCATTTCCTATTGATGTTAAGTATGATGTGCCTATGCCAAATACTGACTACTTGTTTACCATTGAAAATGCTCCAAAAACTATTGAGGCATCTGAAGTTTTAACCTCAGATGAAAACTCACAAATAACATTTAAACTAACAGGTGATTTTGTTACCTTTGATCATGACTATTCTGTGGCAATCTATGAAATCAATGATGATCCAGAAGAACACATTCTTGTTCAGGATATTTTAAGTGTGGTTCGTCCATACGTTGATCCAAGAACACTTGGAACTACCGCTACTGAAATTGCACAGGCACAATATAATGAACGTATTGCTAGAGCTATTATTGACTCACTTATTAGTCGTGGATTTACTTTTGAGAAAAAAGTTCTTGAGGTAGTTGGACAGGGAACAGACTATATGCCTGTATGGGAAACAATCTACGATATATCTGAGGTATGGGAAAATGGAGTTAAGGTTTATGACAATAAATTAAACCCTCCATATCTAACAGAATATACATTCACAGTTACTCAGGATAGGTCTGCAATTGTTAAAGTGCCAGTTAGTGCTGCCTTAACAGAAGAACAAAATCGTGCAGAAAGAAAACCAACTAAATATCCTTATGCTGGATCTGATTCATTTTATGCTTATGCTCCATATGAAAATTTTGACAACGCATGGCTAAATACAAGAAATCAAACAGTGTCATTCCCCGAAGGCTATGACTATATATTTATATATGAGGCAGGATATAAAGTTATTCCTAATGATGTTCGTGATGCAGTTAAGATGCTAATTGATGACATTGCATGCGGAAAAATTGATCATTATAAGTCTTATGTTACAGAGTATGAAACAGATCAATTTAAGATAAAATATGATCCATCTAAATTCTTTGGTACTGGAAACATCCTAGTTGATATTATTCTTGATAAATATGTTACAAACCTAAGAACTCCAGGGATGCTGTAATGAATTGCGATTCAACCGATTTTATGTACCCACTGATTGCTGACATATACTATCCAATAGTAACTCAGAGCACATATGGTCAAGCAAAAAAAGAGTGGGTATTAGATAGAACAATTGCAGTAAATGCTGAACCACTTACTAGAAAGTCAATACAAGATGTTCAGCCAGCAGTGTTTTTGCAACATGAAGGAAAACTATCTGCTCGTACAAGAAAAGATCCAAGAGTTTCAAGTCATGAAGAAAATAATGCAATAACTAATATTTTGATAGCAAATATTAGATTTCCAAATGGAGAATTAGTATACAAAGAAACTGCAGGGCCAAGAAGTGGTAAGGGAACAATATATGAGATTGCAACTCTTGAACCATTTATTGGTGGATTACAAACAACTGAGTTTTATCAGATGTTATGGCGAAAGTCTGAAAATCAGTCTGTAGGTGACTAATGAGACTGACATTTGATGCTAAAGCTTTTGAGAAAAAACTATTAAATATTACGGAGTATTCCTTTGGATTTTTAGACGGAATTCAAGCGGGAAAAGTTAATTTTTTAAATAATTTTGGTGAAGGTGTAGTAAAAGTATTACAACGTTATATAGACTCAGAGGCTAGAACAAACCCTCAAGCACTACATCATGTTTATGAATGGTATAAAACTGGTAGTCCACAAGCCAGATTATTTGATATACAGTCAACAGCAACTCGTAGCGGGGTATCTATTAATGCAACATTTACCCAATCAAGTACACTCTCTTATGATTCCAATGAGCCATTTATAGACAAGGCAAGAGTCATGGAATCTGGACAGACAATAGTTATTAAACCAAAAAATTCAGCAGTGTTATCTTTTAATGTAAATGGAGAACAAGTTTTTACTAGAAATGAGATCACTGTAGATAACCCTGGAGGAGATTCTGTTGAGGGATCATTTAAAGATGTTATAGATGAATTTTTTAAATCCTACTTTACCCAGGCATTTTTAAGATCTTCTGGACTTTATGAGTATCTGCAGAAACCAACGGCATATAAAAATAACCTAAACTCTGGGTCAAAAAGAGGTAGATCTGCAGGGTATGAAGTAGGCTTTAGATGGATAACAGGGGCAAAGATTGGTGTAGAATAAGGCTATGGTAAATATAACAGAAACTGGATTTCCTCCGTTATTTATTAATGGATACCTTCAGCAACAGTTTAAAGATTTTGGGCTAATTGGCAGCGGTCTGGCTGACTCCGTATTTATAGCCGTAACCCCATCAAATATAGATGAGCTATATAATAATATTTTAGAGGGCAATGCTTACCCAGACCCATTGATGGTTGTTTATGACAGAATGCTCAGGGTCAATCCTAGCCCATTTTATATGCGTAAAAGAGAACAAATTATCTATACTATCCATTCAACCAGCCTAGATAAGGTACTAGGGGCTCACAGAATCATCTCAGAGGCTCTAGACAGAATGGATGCCTCAGCACAAGATGTGAACTCCTGGATAGCCAAAAACCCAGTTTCAGATAGTGGGTCTACGGTCCAAAATGTATATTTTCATAATTTTAGGGTATACCAGATTAATGAAACAAGAGACCTTTTAGACCTTGCCTCAGTAAGAACAATATTCAGAAATAAGATAATCGTTGAGTATGACTACCATGTGGTCAACCCGTATTATACTTAAAAAGACTGTTATACTTACCTTGAGGAAACAACGCCAAACATTTTAACTATTTAGAAAGAGGTGAAAATATGGCAAACTACAGTCGTGGTACTTCTACCAACATTATCGTTGGAGCAGCTGCACTTTTTATTGCAGACACAACTTTGGATGCTAGTTCATTGACAGCATTTGAAACATCAAAGTCTTTCCGTGATACACTCACAAACGACGCTGATTACACAAACGTTGGATACACAATGAACGGTCTTGAACTTAACTTCCAGCCAGATTTTGGTGAAGTTATGGTTGATCAGGTCCTTGATGCTGCTAAGCTTTACAAGCAGGGAATGAAGGTTGATCTTAAGACAACATTCGCAGAAGCAACACTTGAGAATCTTCTTCTCTCACTTGCTTATGCAGATTCAAAGCTCTCAGGAACAAAGGCAACTTCAAATGGTCGTGCCCTTGACCTTTCTGCAGGAGACATTGGAGAATGTCCAGTAGAGCGTGGAATCGTTGCAGTTGGTCCTGGAACAGGTGACTGCGTTGATTCAGCAACTGTTGAGCGTGTTTACACAGCATACCGTGCTCTCTCAATTGAGAATGTCACAGTATCTGCAAAGCGTGACACACCATCAGAGTTCGCTGTTACATTCCGTCTTCTTCCAGAAGACACATCTGGTTCATACGGTAAGATCGTAGATCGTACATTTACACCAGCTTCATAATTTAATATAGGTGACTTGGCCCACTTCTTTTTGAGGTGGGCCTTGTTGCTTTTATGGTAGAATTAAATAGTATGGCAACAAAAGTATATAAAAATAAATTTACTACACTCATGAATGGTGCAGAGATAGAGCTCTTGCCACTTAAGATAAAATATCTTCGTGAGTTAATGGACGTTTTTCAAAATATCAAAGATACGGGGGAAACAGACGAGACTATTGGTGTTTTGGTTGAATGTGCAAGAATTGCTATGAAACAATATTATAGTCAAATATCGCATAATGTTGAGGATATTGAAGATAATCTTACTATGGATCAGGTTTATGATGTTTTAGAGTTTGGTGCAGGCATAAAAATGAAACCAGATCAAAATAATGAAGACAAACAAAAAACAGAGACAAAAAAAGAATCGTCTGAAGAGGCACCAACTTGGGATACTTTAGATTTGGCAAAACTTGAAGCAGAGGTATTTTTGCTGGGCATATGGAAAGACTATGATGAGCTTGAAAAATCTTTATCTATGCCAGAACTACTAGTAACACTAGAAAGTAAAAGAGAGCTAGATTATTCAGAGAAAAAATTTCTTGCAGCCATTCAGGGGGTAGACCTTGATGAAAATGAAGAAAAAGGACAGAAAGAATGGGAAGACATGAAGGCAAGAGTATTTTCTGGTGGCGCAACTAGGGATAGTAATGATATACTATCATTACAAGGGGTAAATGCCCAAAAAAATGGCTTTGGGATAGGGTTAGGTCTTGATTATGATGACAGCCGTGATCCATCTCTTATGCTATAATTAATACAATATAACAGGAGGAATAATGGCAACAACTATACATGAAGCTGAAACTGTAACACTTATGGATGGGACAGAAATTCAGGTTCGTCCTCTCAAAATTTCTCTTCTTCGCAAGTTTATGAAGACATTTGAGAAGGTTGCAGCAGTGGCGGAAGATAATGACAAGTCAATGAATCTATTGATTGATTGTGTACTTATCGCAATGGAGCAGTACAAGCCAGAATTGTCAAAGGACAAGGCTGCGCTTGAGGAGATCCTAGATCTTCCTACAGTCTACAAGATTATTGAAGCAGCATCTGGTTCACCAGTAGCACTATAATCTAACAATATAATATAGTAAATGAGGTGAAAATCAGTGTCTGACGTTAATGCTAATATTGGCGTAAACATTGATTCCTCACAGGCTTTAACTGAGTTAAAAAACCTACAGAGAAAAATATCTGAGTTTAATCTCGCTATAGCCAAATCAAACGAAGCAGCAGCATTAGCACAGAAGTCTCTGCAGAGAAACCTCGTCAATAGCATTAACTCTATTGGTGCATTCTCTGCAGAGCTTCGGACTGTTAACACAACAGCAGAATCATTTACCAAGGCACTTGAAGGCAACAAGCTTTCAATGCGTGAATACTTTAGGTACGCTGCAGCATCAACTAAAACTTTTGGAAATAACTTTAGATCTGAACTTGATACAGTCAGCAAGGTTGCTGAAGAGCGAGTAAAGACATTACAAACTCAATACATAAAACTTGGTCGTGATGCTAACGGAGCAATGAAGGCAATTGCTGTTAGACCATTGGCATTGGATATGACCAATCTAGCAACACAAACCCAAATAGCTGCTCAGAAACAAGCAATATTTAATCAGTTAATGAAACAAGGTTCTACAAACCTTCTTAATTTTGGTAAAAATACACAGTGGGCTGGTCGCCAGCTTATGGTTGGTTTTACATTACCACTTGTTGCTTTTGGTGCAGCTGCTTCAAAATCTTTCCAGCAGCTTGAAACAGAAATAATTAAGTTTAGAAAAGTTTATGGTGATCTAGGAACAGATCCTAAGCAAACCGAAAAAGCTTTAAAGGATATTCAGGCTCTTGCAAGTGCCTATACTAAGTACGGTGTTGAAGTATCAAAGACAGTTGGTTTAGCGTCTCAGGCAGCTGCAGCAGGCTTCCAAGGTGCAGATTTGATGGCACAGACAGAGGCTGCTACTAAGCTGGCTATTCTTGGACAAATTGAGCAGCAGCAAGCTCTTGAAACTACGATCTCTTTACAGAATGCTTTTAGAATATCGTCTACTGAGTTAGCATCAACAATTGACTTCCTTAACGCAGTAGAAAACCAAACAGTTACATCTCTTGATGATATTACCACTGCTATTCCAAAGGTAGCCCCAGTAATTCAGTCACTTGGTGGAGATGTAAAAGACTTAGCCTTCTTCCTTACAGCAATGAAAGAAGGAGGAGTAAACGCATCAGAAGGTGCTAACGCACTTAAGTCTGGACTTGCGTCTATGATTAACCCAACCAATAAAGCAAAGAACATGCTTGCTGAACTTGGGATTAATATTGAAAATATTGTTACAAAAAATCGTGGAAATCTAAAAGCAACAGTTGTTGAATTTGCAACGGCACTTGATAAGCTAGATCCACTTTCAAGGGCAAGAGCAATTGAAACTATGTTTGGTAAGTTCCAGTTTGCACGTATCTCTACATTAATGTCAAACGTTATTGACTCTGGAAATCAAGCAGCACGAGTTCTTGATTTAGCAGGACAATCTGCTGCAAATCTTGCATCACTTACAGAAAAAGAATTAGGCATTACGGCAGAGTCTGCACTTGTAAGATTTCAAGCAGCACTGGCTAAGCTAAAAGCTTCTCTTGCACCAGTAGGAGAAGTCTTTATGAATTCTCTTGCCCCAATAATTGAATTTGTCAGCAAGGTTTTAGACAAGTTCAACAATCTTTCCGATGGAACAAAGAAGTTTATTGCAATAACTGTTGGCGTAATTGGTGGACTTGGCCCTATCCTACTGATGACATTTGGTTTGTTAGCAAACGGAATTGCAAATATCCTTAAACTTTTTAATACTTTAAGAAATGGTTATCAAAGATTAACAGGACAAAGCACTAATCTTGGAGAACAAACACAGTATTTAACTAATGAACAACTTGAGGCAGCAGCTGCTGCTCACTCTCTTGAGCAGTCTCATGCAAGACTTACACAACAATTTACTGTTGAAAGAGATGCTGTATATGCATTAAGAAATGCATATGAGCAAGCAATGATAGCAGCAACCAGGTTTGCATCAGTAAATCCTGGAATGATGAGAGCTCCAAAGAACTTTGCAAAAGGTGGAGTAGTTGTTTCTGGTCCTGGTGGACCAACAGATGATAGAGTTCCAGCTAACCTTTCTAATGGAGAAGTGGTTCTTTCTGTAAATACAGTTAAGAAAAATCCTGGAATTGTTTCTGCTTTGCTTAGCGGTGGAAGAGTAAGAGTACCAGGCTTTGCCTCAGACCCAGGTTCAAGAATTGGAGACCCACAGGTAAATATTCCAGGGTCATATCATTCAGGACATTTTGGCGGAACAACATTAATGTCTGGACAAGAGTTACTTGATTACTCAAAAACTCAGTCTCAAGTAGTACAAAAAACTATAAGCTCTTTGCTTTCAAGAACAGAAAATGGACTAAAACACATGTTTACTGTTTTTGATAATAGAGTAGTGGCTATATCAGATGAACTAAATTTATTAGTTGGAGAAACAGGAAGCGGTAAAAGAGCTCCGCTTAGTTTAATAAAAAGAGATCTAGTTGAAAGAGGAGTTGTAGCTCATCCAGAATTAATGGATCAAATCTTAAAAGCTGGCGGATCCATGGATGATGCAAAATCTGCTGTAAAAGAATTGACCACAGAAATTCAAACTGGACTTGATCAACTTGGGGATCAAGCAACTGCTACCGCAGAAGATATTGATAGAGTTACAAAAAATGCATATGAAAAGGTAGCAAAAAAGAATAAACTTGTTAATCAGGCATATGCAAATATGCAAAATCCTACAGCCGTAGCTGATTTTTCTACAAGAGCAAAAGGAAATAGATTGCCAATTGGCAAATCTTATAAGGGCAAAAGAGATATTTATGCAGAAATGATGGCAGCTGCCACTGGAGGAAAACTTGTATATTCTCCAGCAGGATCCTTCAAGATTAATAACTCAATGGCTGCTCAGATTGGTTTATCAAAGAAAGAAATTCAAACAGCATATAAAGCCTTAAGCGATGAGGCAAAAATAAGATTAGCAGAAGTCAGAACAGATGTTAAAAAATTTGCTGAAGTATTTGAAGCAGAAACAATGGCTGCTGGAGTCAGAGTTGGAAAGGCTGCTACAACTGGAGTAGCAAAGGGAGCAAAAACCCAGTCCCCATCAGAAGCAACAAAACAAACTGGAAAAGAGGTAGCAGCAGGTCTTGCAGTTGGAATGGACCAGGGAACACCTGCAGTTGTAAAAGAAGGAAAAGAGCTAGGTGCATCTGCAGTTGTTGCGGTAGATCAAGGAGTAACATCTCAAGTTAGAAAAAGAAGAGGATCAAGTAGACCTCAAGGCCCAGCACCTATTGGTCCTTCAGTTCCAGCAGGGGCAATCATGCTCCCAATCGTATCTGGTGTTGATGTAGATCAAAAAGTTTCTGATGGAGCTACAGGAAACAAAAATCCATTTGGTATGAGTAAGGGCAGCATGATAGCAATGGGTGGCACCATGGTTGGTAGCATGGCTCTTGCTGCTGCTCCAGATTTTACAGGTAAATCAATAGCACAGTCTGCACTTAATATGGGTTCAATGGGTGCTGGTGTTGGAATGTTCTTTGGGCCACAAGGGGCTGCAATCGGTGCGGGTATTGGTGCAGGAATAGGAGTTGCAACAGGAGCAATAACAACCCTTATAGCAAAAGAAAAAGAACATGAAGCAATTGCAAGATCAACATTTACAAATTCAGGTGATGATGTTACTTTCTTTGGAGATAAGGTATTTAATACTACGCTAAAGCTTGATACATTAGGATTTAGTGTTGATAAGATTACTGATAAATTTGGTTTTGCTAATGCTCAAATTCAAGCTTTTGTTAATTATATTAATGGACTAGATAAAGACAATCCAACAAAAATATTTGTTGAAAACCTCAAAGAACTAGATAAGCTTTCTGCGATTACTGGCAACATAAGAGAAAAAGTTGTAAACCAAATCGCTACTGGCGGACTTGATCCAAAAAATGCAAAAGAGTATGTAGCAGGACTTCTAGAAGCTGCTAACCAATCAAGATATTTTGAAGAAGTGTGGAAGAGTGTTCAAAAATCAGTTTTAAATGAAGCAGAAGCTACCACGACAATGCTTAATAAACTTTACTCAAAAGCTAATTTGGTGCCAACAGGAATAAGACCAATAAGTGATTGGCAAGAACGAGAATATAAAAAGAATAAAGTTGTATATAAATCTTATGAAGATTTATCAAAATCACAAAAAGCTTTTGTTGGCCAAACTAAAGACCTTTTAGGAGTGATGCTAAACGGCTCACTAACATCTGATCAGTTTAAGGCAAGGCTTGAAGGAATTAAAAATAGCTCGTTAAATGGAGCATACGGTATACAGCTTCTTCGTTATGCCATAGAAAGTACTGGAGATAAAGAAGCTTTATCTGCATTTGATGCTATAGGTTTTGGACTTGACGGAATTGGGCAAAAAGCAACTGATGCAATAGTTGCAATCTTAGCACTTAAAAATGCAAACATTTCACCAGAAAAAGCAGCACAGATGGCAGGTATGAAATATTATAGTAACCTGCCTTCCCATATCCAAGAAAAAATGGACGCAAGAGCTTATCTTGAGGCAACAAAAAGTGACCCATTTTTCAAATGGATGGATGAAAGAAATAAAGCTGCACAACCTAAACCTGATCCAACTACCACATCCACAATAACAGGGCAACAAGAGTTATCTGCTGAGGTTAAATCATATTTAAAGATATTAGATAAAGAAATTCTTGGACTAGAAAAGAAATTAAAGATTCAGGAAAAGGTTAATGACGAAACGCAAAGAAGTATTGATTTAACTTCTAAGCAAGCAGATCTTGATCAAAAAATTGCTGAAGCAAAAATGTCTGGAAATTATATTCAGGCAGCAATTTTAGAGCAAGAAAAGGCTGCTAATAAAGCTAGGTTTAACCAAGATACTGCAGCTATTGCTACAAAGGATGAACTAGAAGCCCTTAGACTAAGACAGGAAGAGCTTAGTAAAGGTGGAAAGCTAACTGTACAAGAAAAAGCACGGCTTGGAATTAGAAAGCGTTTTGCTACAGGCGGAGAAGTTAAACACTTTGAGCCAGGTGGAAAAGTATCTGGTCCAGGAACTACAACATCGGATTCAATCCCCGCAATGCTTTCAAATGGTGAGTATGTTGTTAAAGCTTCTGCTGTTAAGCAATATGGCGTTCCACTTCTTCATGCAATTAATTCTCAAAAGTTTAATACTGGTGGTTTTGTTTCAGATACTTTTGATGCAATGATGAGCAAAGACCTTCCTAAAGATGTGTTTAAACCACAAATGGACAATGGTTTAGATAAAAATGCTAGAAAGCTATGGCAAGGTTTAATTGATAACAATCTTCGTCGTGATAGTTCAAGAAACACAAA